TAATGTAATATGCCAGCACTTAAAGGAATTGAATCAAAAACACTATTTGGGTATCAAGTAGATAAAGAAAATTCTGATGTAATCTATTCTGATGCTCCACATGTGTATTTAAGTAAGGAAGATGGTTCTCGATACATATCAGTAACTACTCTTATAGGAGAATACGAAAATAAATTTAACGAAGCATTCTTTAGTAAATACAAAGCCTTGGAAGCACTTGCAGATCCAGATCATTTTAGTTTAGTTAAGCAAGGTCTTCTGAATACACAAATATGAAAACCGGAGTTAGTAGAAAAATTGAAAATTAAACAAGAAGATTTTGATGCTAAGGTACAAGAACTTTTAGATTCTTGGCACTCTACTAGGGATGAAGCTTGTGAACATGGAACATGAGTTCATTCACTTGCTGAAAACTCATTTTATGGTAAAACCGACTTTGATTTATCTTCGTTTGGATGTCCAAATATCGTTGGAAAGTATTCCTGTAAACAAGGATATTATCCAAAGAAATTAGAGGAAGGTATTTATCCAGAATATCTTGTTTCTTGAATTTCTCCAGAAGGACTTCGAATAAGTGGACAAGTAGACTTGTTAGTAAGAACTGGAAATGATTTGTTTATATTTGATTATAAGACAAATAAAGAAATTAAGAAAAAGAGTTTCTATAATTCTTCTAAAAAGAAAAATGTAATGATGAAATATCCATTGAATAATTTAATGGATTCTAATTTTTATCATTATACTCTTCAGCTTAGTTTATATGCTTATATGATTCAACAATTAAATCCAGAACTTGATGTAAAGAGTCTTAAATTAATTCATATTGATAGAGAAGGTAAACAAACCATTTATGAGGTTGAATATCGTAAGGATGATGTTGAGCGAATGTTAAAGCATTATGCTAAACAATTGAAAACTAAAGAGTTACTTGATAGAGATAAACCTTACCTATAATATATATACGCGTATGGAAAAATTTATTGAAGATCGTATTGAAATATGTAAAAAGTGTGCCATAGCACGTATGACTGAATTTGGACTTAAATGTGATTCAAGAAAATATATAAATCCAGAAACAAACGAAGGTTCTTTCTTTAAGAAAGATGGATGAATTAAAGGATGTGGTTGTATTTGTACTATAAAAGCAAAAAATCCAAATAATCACTGTATTGCTGGTAAATGATAAAACTTTTTAATTGAATTAAACGAGTTGTTATAGGTTGATGAAATGTAATAACTAATAAAGAATCAGAAGAGGCTAAAAAAAGATATTCCATTTGTATGGAATGTGATGAGAAAATAAAGATTAGCAGAAATGAATATATCTGCTCACAATGTGGATGTTTTCTTCGGGCCAAGTCTCGTTCTCCTGAAGAAAAATGTGTTTTAAACAAATGATAATATGGAAATGAATAATGCTTATGAACAGTTATTAAATAATACAGCTGAAACAATAATTGAAAATAATATTGAAGATGTTTACATGGGTGATGCTCAAATTATACCAGTAAATGCTAATATACTTGCAGAACCTTATGTAAGAAATCCTTATCGATATATAGAAACAACTGAATCTGGTTTAATCGTTGGAATTGAAAGTTCAAAAACTTACAAATCCAATGAAACAGGTGAAATTGAAAAGAATAATGAATTGGTCAGATGCGCAAAAGTACTAGAAGTTGGACCTGATTGCAAAAATGTTCAAGTTGGAGATGATATCTTCTTCACAGCATTTGAGGAATTAAAACTTCCGTTTAGAAAGAAAGGCTGAATTATGGTATCTGAAACACGCATCATATGTAGAATTGTTAGAAAGAATAATGAAAATGGAAATTAAAGAAAATTATTTATACTTTGCACCTGGAGATTTGGTGAAAGTAAGACATGATATAGATTATGTTCCGACGATGTTCGTAACAGAGAAGGTTAGTCGTAATATACGCACTAAAGAAGGAGATGTTGAACAAGCGTTTCTTGGAATTAAATGTCGTTGGTTTAATGCTAGCGGAGATCTTCAGGAAGCTGTGTTTAATACAAAGGACTTAATGAAAGTAGAATAAAATGAAACTGGAATTTAATGATAATAAATGTGTATCATTTGAAGGTACGTATGATGAATGGGATTGTGTTAGAGAAGAACTCTTTCCACAATGAATTGATGCAGCATCTCTTCCAAGGTTTTTAGGTAAAGATATACCAGAGCGAATACAAAATTTTTTAAAGTACAGAGCTGATGGCATTTATTGATATGATTCAAATAATAATAAAAATGTTTAAAAATCCTTTAAAATATCAACAAGGTGGACAATTAAATGAACAGCAACAACAAATGCTTGCTGCATTTATAGATTGGCTTCCTAAAAGAGTAAAAGAATTTCAGGGAATGAAACCTGATGCGATTGTTCAGGCATTAGATGGAATGTCTAAAACTCCAGAAGGTCAGAAACAAGTTCAACAGTTAATGGAACAATTCCAACAAGAATCACAATCTGTTCCATCTGCAAAACGTGGTGGTAAAATTCAAGATTTTATTTGTAAACATGCTCGTGGTGGACAGGTTGCTGGATGTGGTTGTGAAAAACATGTAGAAAAAGCACAATCTGGTTTAGGTAACTTAGGATTTAAATATCTTGGAGAAAATAGTTATCAAGATACTAATAATCCGCAGCAACATAATATTTTATCTCATGGATATGAGATAAATGGAGAAACAGTATCTGTTCCAACTCGTGAAGGTGCCTATAGAATGGGAATTAATCCAGAAAACATCGGAGCCTATAATAATGGAAAACAAGTTTATTCTAAGGCTGCATTAGATAGGATTCGTGACTTTTATGAAAATAAATTACCTCAATCAATGGTCATAAAAGGTCAAAACGCTATTCCTGGTGGAATGCCTAGATTTCAAGCTCCGACTAACTATTATAATGAAAAGGGTTGGCCTATTTCTGAAAGAGACGCTATAAGAAGAAATAATCGTACTTTTTATACTGAAGAACCAACTACTGCTGGAAATCTTGCTTGAACAAATAATCAAATGGCTAGTCAATTAATGTGACCCGGGGTTATTCAAGACATTCAATATAATTTACCAGTTGGACATTATATTGATGAATACGGTAATATGCATAATTTTGCGGTACAAGGTGAAGATCTTACAAGATATAATAATAGAAAAGCACAATGGAAAAGTGATGGTGGTAAAGTAGAAAAAGCACAAGAGGGTGACATTATGCTACAACCAGGAGAAGAAACTATTTGGGATGTAAAAAAAGATACATTAAGAAACGGAACTCTTGAATCACACAAATGAGCAAAAAACGATAGTACTTTGCCAAGGCTAAAAAGTGAAGTTATGCAATGACCAGGAACATATAGTAGGTTTATAGATGGAAGAGATACTATATTAGTAAGACAGACTCCGATGTTTAATTTTTATAGGAGTAGTTTGGACCCTCTTCACGAAATAGTAACGCGTTCTGATGGCACCCCGGCTGGAACTAATACATATAAAACAAGAAATAGTTGAAACAAAGAAAATCAATACCACGATAAATTAAAATAATTTATGCAAATCTTTATATTCGATAACGCAACAAACTCTCTTCGAATAGACGATTATAGCATATTATTAGTAAAAGAATTCGCAAAACTATGAGAACCAGAAAGAAATAAATGTAAGGAAGATAAGAAAGGTGAAAAGCGAATTCGCGCCTATAAGGAATTCACTTACATTTATTTGGTTCTTGATTTTAAAAGTCCTTATTTTAAATATCTAGAGAAAGATAAGCATGAAGCTGCATTAGCTGATAGTGGATTGGATGAGAAAGATTTAAAAGATGAAGATTTCTTAGCAGCATATCACAAATATCAAGAAATGCAAGAGGCTGATCCAATCTTATCTTTAATTAAAACTGCATATCATACAATTTATAAGATGCGTGTGCATTTGGATAGTATTGATTTTAGTGAAGTTGATGCAGATGGAAAACCAATTTATAAACCAAAAGATGTTATTGGTGATTTAACAAGTATAAGTAAAATAAGAACTGAATTACAAGCTTTAGAGCAATTACATAAAACAAATCAAGAAGCAGCTGCTGCAGTTAGAGGAGATGTTGCTCTTGGTATGTTAGATTAATATGGACTAATATGGCTATTGATAAAGTTACAGGTAAACGTAAAAAATTGGTAAAGACAAAAGATGATATTAAGGAAGAAAAGAAAAAGAAAGCTTTACCAAAGTTTGACCGAACTTATGAAGAAGAGTTAATAAGAGAACTTTTTGAAGAAGATATACAATTAAAACAAAAACTTGAAAATCCAACAATTGTTGAGGAATATACAGGTCCATTTGTTCATCATGAAAGACCTGGAGAGGAATGGGATGTTCCAATAACAGAAGAAATTAAGTACTTTGATCCAGAACTATCTTATGAGTTAACTGGGTATCGTCCAATTACAATGGAGAAAGGACTGGATTTTGATCCAACTCCATTTTGTGAAATGGCTAACATTTATAATTCAAACAATAATAAATACACAAGTTTTCCAGAAGGTACTAAACCGTGACACGATTTGTGAAATCGGGAAGTAGAAAGAATGAATAATGGTTATACTGTTGGAAAATACAGAATAACTGGAGATAATTATTATTATTTGAATTATTATCGAATGGAGGTTGTTGATGAAAATGCAATTTCTGGTGCAGGCCGTCATTATTCATTCCCAAAATTCTTATCAAAGCAATACGAATGATTTCATTATTTGGAAATGGCTGAAATACTTCGTTTAAATGCTGTTGCTTTGAAGGGTAGAGGTGTAGGTTGGTCGGAAATGACTGCTGCAACCTCTGTTAGACCTTATACAACAAAACCGGCATATCGTGTAGTACTTACTGCATTTGATGATACTAAGTTAACATCTTTGAAACGTAAGTGTTGATATCAATTAGACTGATTAAACACTAATACAAATGGGGGTTTAAGACACGTTAGACAGAAAATCAATAATGATGATACAAAAAGAGCGTCTAAAGTAAGTAGGGATGGTACCGAATCCGGATGAATGAGTGAAATTCATACAATCGTTGCTGATAAACCTGGTAAGATTAGAGGTGATCGTACAGACCGTTTAATCTATGAAGAAGCTGGTTCTAATCCAATCCTATCTGCATCTTGAATTCAAGGTGACTCTCTTGTAGAACTTGGTGGTCAACACTTTGGTACAAAGATAGGACTCGGAACTGGTGGTGATGATATGAACCTTGGTGGATTGGCAGATGCATTTAAAAATCCAAAATCATTTAAAGTTCTTCCGTTTAAAAATTATGACACTTATGATGGAAAACCAGAATTAACTGCTTTCTTTCTTCCATCACATAAATTTGCACTTGTATCAAAGTATTTAGATTCTCGTGGTGTAACAAATCATATCGAGTTTAAAAAATATTACGAAGAATATAGAAAATCATTAACTGGACAAAAATATCTTGATGAATGTGCTGAACACTGTTTTGTTCCAGAAGAAGCTCTTGCTAAAACAGGTGCGAATGTGTTTGACGCAGAATTAATATCTCAACAAATGGTGAATCTTAAGATTCATAACATGGGTGAAAAAGTACGTCATGTAGCACTTGAATGAGATAAAGATTCTCCACAATATTCAAAAGTAAATGCATACGATTCTGCTAATTCAAAGCTATTAATTGTTGAAGAACCTTTGAAAGATCCTAACGGAAATGTCTGAAATAACTTATATGTAGCTGGCATAGACTCAATTGACATGGGTTCAGATAATTCTGCTGAAGACAACGACGTATCTGATTTCTGTATTGTAATTAAAAGACGTGTATTTGGAGACAAAGAACCTAAATATGTTGCTGTATATAAAGACAGACCTCGTGATATTCGTATCGCTTATATGATTGCTCTTAAATTGCTCACCTGATATAATTGTCAAGCGATGCTGGAATTTACTAAAATTACGTTTCAACAATTCTTGAGAGATCGTAAGAAAGACAATTTATTAATGAGTAGACCGGAATATGCAGTTTCTGTTAGAGCAAAGAAAAAGCCAACTAAACGATTAATTGGAGTTCCAAGTACAGAAGCTGTAATTAAACATGGATTGGAATTAATAAGTGCCTTTTTATCCGATTATTATTACACAATTGATTATCCAGAAATGCTTGAAGAACTTCTTAAATACACCTATGAAAATAAGCGTAAATTTGATATAATTGCAGCAATGTCTTGCTGTGAAATAGGTGATGAAGCATTAACTGGAATAACTCCAATGAAACCAGCAGTTACTAACAAAACTTGACAAGATATTGGATATTATAAAGACAATAGAGGTATTCTCCATTATGGAGTAATTCCAAATAAAAAATTAATATAATGACAAAATTAGAACAAGAGGTTTTATGTATAATTAACGAAACCATAGATGGATGTTATATAGGAAAATTAAAGGTTAATGTATTCTATCCTGAACAAGTATGTGGGGATCCTGCTTGTAAACCATTAAATGATACTGTTTATGAACTTCGTTTGTACTTGGATAGATGATACACGCCTTTGGTATTTTCTTATGAAGGTACTGAAGATGAATTTAAAGAATTTATTCGTAAAGAGTTCAAAAAGAACAGATATGAACTGGTTCGTTATTATAAGATAACAAGAGAACCGATTGTTTTTGAAGAAACTGATTGGGACGATGAATAAAGAAAAAGAAATTGAGAAAATAAATCAATGTATAACCGAATTGGTCTATGATAAAACGGCATTGAGAAAAGCATATAACTATTATCATGGAATTCGTGATGCGGACCAATTTAAATACTTAGAGACAAATTTTGGAATCGGAGTTCCAACATCAATTACATTTACTCCACTTATGAAGAAACATATTGATGTTTTAGTTGGAGAATATTTGGAATTAGAACCAGATATGCAAGTTACATGTAAAGATGATGAAACAGTTTCTAAAATTCAAAGAGATAAACAATTGAAGATTGATTCTGAAATATCACAATTTCTTCAGAAATATCTTCAAAATGCTATAGTTGACATATTGATGAATTCAAAGGAACCTGTAAACGATCCTTTTATTGAAAAAGAATTACAAAGAATTCAATTAGATGTTGAAAATTCTTTTGAATCAGATTATGAAATTGCTGCACAAAATATACTCGAGTATATCAAACATAATCGTGAATTAGATATTAGAAATAAACTCAGAGAGATGCTTACGGATTTACTTATTGGAGGTATTTGTTATTATAGAGTAAAACCGTCTGGCGGAAAAGATAATCTTGTATTAGATGTACTCAACCCACTTGACACATTTGTTGATAGAAATCCAAATGGATTCTTTTTAAATCAATCACGTCGTGCTGTTATTAGGCGTTGAATGACTAAAGATGAAATTTACGAAGAGTTTGGAGAGGATTTGACAGACAATGCATTAAGTAAACTTGATGAATATTTTACTGGAATTAAGTATGGCGATTCCTTGAACAGTTATGTTGTGGTGAATTCTGAAATGGAAAGAATGTTGGATGATGGTACTACCGATAAAGGTCCAACTCCCGGAATTCTAGCAGGATTAGAGGTTCATCCTTTATATCCTTATGACACTGAACAGTGAGCTGCTTCGCATAGTAATCGTTTAATTCCAGTTTATGAGTGTCAATGACTCGAATGAGACAGAAAGAAGAATCGTTCTGTTCTTCATGAAGGAATTAAGATTGGATGGGATATTTACATAACTAAAGGTGAACCTGAATATTACATTAGAAGTAAAAGCGATCCACGTAGTTGTAAACTTAATTTAAATGGAATGTTCTTTAATGATAAGAATGGGCAACCATTTAGTCTTATTCAAAGTACAATGTCTCTCCAAGATCGATATGACCTCTTATTGTACTATAGAGACAATCTTATTGCAACGTCTGGCACAATTGGTGACTGAGTTGATGCAGCAAGTCTTCCTGCTTTTCTTGGAGTTGAAATGCCAGAAAGAATTCAAAAATGAATTGCGTATAAAAAGAATGGTATTGCTTGATACGATTCTTCACAAGAAGGAGCGCAATTAATCAATACTACATTTAATGGTTATGATGACTCTATTAAAGCACAGGCCATTCAAGCAATTCAAATTGCAATCGATTCTGTTGAACAACAAGCATCTTCAATTTCTGGTGTATTTCAACAGAAGCTTGGACAAATTCAAGAAAGAGAAGCAGCATCTAATGTAAAGGTCGGAATTCATCAATCAACATTACTTACAAAACAGTATTTCCATGCGATGGATTTAATGCAACGTGAAGTTTATTACGATTTGTTAAATTTATCAAAGTTTGTATTTAAAAAAGGACTTACTGGAACAATTGTTCTGGGAGATAGATTAGTAAAAACATTTACTGCATTACCAGAACATTTTACAATGACTGATTATGATATTCATATTGCTGATAGTTCTGAGACTTATGTTAAACTCCAGACTGCTCAACAAATGAATATTGAATTTATAAAAGGTGGACTTGTAGATGCTGAGATGGCATTTGATATATTAGATGCCAAGAGTTTAACTGAAATGAAACATAGAATGAATAAAGCAGTCCGTGAAAAGAAAGCTGAAAACAACATGCTTCAACAGTTACAGCAACAAGTCCAGCAATACGAATCCAATCTTAAGCAAGATCAGAAAACTATATCTGATCTACAGAATGAAATCAAACGTTTGCAATCACAAGTTCAAGCAAATAATGATGCTAAACTTCAAATTGAACAAAAACAAGTTGAAATTAAAGAAAAAGAAGCTATTGATAAGAAGGATTATAATGATAAACTTATCGAAGTCAAAGAAAAACAACTTGATGCGGAAATGATGCAAATATGAGATGGAAATCCTTATAATAATCAAATAAGAGATGTATAATGGGAAATTTTAATAAAGAAATATATATGAGAGGGTGTCGTTTGTTTACAAGATTAACAGACGACCTCTCTAACATATATCAATTCATATTTTCAGAATCTGGAGAATTTTCTAATATTTACGATTGTTCAGAAGGAATGGAATATGAATTAGAAGATGATGGAACATATTATATTGTTACAATTAAAAACGATAATGCAGAATTAACAGAAACTGGACTTAAAATAGGTTCTAGAATATGAACTGCAAAAGAAATACAAGAAAACATTCAAGCAGAAAATCAAATTGTTAACATTGGATTGTATGATTTGGATGAAATTTTGTCAATTTGTAAATTAAAGAAATGTTTAGCTAATTTAGAATTAAGAATGTTCCAAGAGTTGCTCAAAAACTGTGGTTCAAATAAATGTAAAAATGAAGAACTAAAAGGTCAGAGAGATTTTTTGTTTATTGCAGTTTGATTAATTGAGCATTATATAGAATTAGGCAATATAGAAATGGCTCGTAATGTATACGAACGACTTCAAAGTTGTGGATCTATTTGTGAAACAATATCTAATAACAAAAAAGACTGTGGATGCAATGGATAATATATTAGAGCAAATTTATCATATGTTTATGCAGAAAATGACAGATTTAGAACTAGGAAATATGCTAAACGATAATGATCTTTGTAATATGTGAGATCTTATACATGCATATGAACTTTTAGATAATAATATTATAAGTTTAAAAGAACAAAAACAAATAATTGAATATTATGGCAATTAAAGGTTTAAAATCAACACAACTTGCAAATGATCCAACAACATCTGCTTTAAAATTCAACTTTAAAACTTACGAACAAAAGAATTCTCCATTCTACAATAACTCTACAAATATTGATTTTGTAACTTATAACGGTTCATTATATGTTTGTGTTGAGAATGGAGTTTCTTTTAAAGCTGGTGATCCTGCTAATAATGGATTCTTACTTTTAGTTGAAAAAGGTAAAGATGGGCGTCAAGGTGTAGATGGCAAAGAAGGTCCTATGGGTCCCATGCCTAATTATACATTGTCTTTTGATGGTAAGCAAATGGTTGTTGTGGAACAGCCAACTGGAATTCGTAAAGCGGTATCTCCAGATTTAACAGGGCCTGTTTGAGTTCCTGAATTACACGATAAGAAAATAGTTTGGACTAAAGAAGAATCTTCCGCAAATACTAGACCCGCAGACATTGATTTAGAACAACTTCGTCCTGTCGAAGAACGTCCATTATTACTCAGAACCAATTCTGATAACACTAAACGAAGCGATGAGTCATCTGGTCCAGCTAATGTAATTCAATGAAAACATGAAGGTGATGAATATTGGACAAATCTTATTTCTATCTCTGAATTAATGAATCTTACACTTGCTGGAGTAAGTTTCTGACAAGATGAAGATGATGATAATTCTTGACACTTTGGGCATAAGGAAGTTTTAAAAGCAACGTACAGTTCTAGTAAAGATGCAACAAAGATAGTTGCAGTTGAATTAGGTGACGTATTATACGATGCTGGTAAAGTTCCTTTTCCAGATAATTCTATTGATTTAGAAGCAATTAGAATTCAACTTGATGATTTAGATAGAGAACTACAATTACTTAACTTAAGAATTCCAACAAGAGTTGGGCAATTAGAAAATGACGTACCTTATTTAAAGGAAGCTGATTTATCTACTTATGCTAAGAAATCTGATATTCCTACAGATTATATAAAATCTGTAAAAGTAAATGGAACTGTACACACTCCTACTAATGGACAAGTTGATTTAGGTAATATTGGTGGAGGTTCTGGAACAGTTGATGCTTATACTAAAGCTGAATCTGATGGAAGATATATTAGAGGTATTAAAGTGAATAATGGAAGTGTTCTTCCTAAAGATGCCAATGGAATTGTAAATATAACTATTGGCAATAGTGGCACTTCTTTATTCGACATTAGATTTGATTCTTCTACACATAAACTTCAAAAAACTACAGATGGACAAACGTGAATTGATCTTGTAGATCTTGATGATTTTGGAGGTACTGGTGGAAGCGGAATGTCTGAATCAGAAATTAAACATTTAGTTGGACAGATATTGGAGGGCGTTTTAGATTCGGCAATTCCAGAATACGTTAAAGGTGCTGATCATAATTATTTTATTAGATTAAATGATCTTGCTGATTATACTACACGAGATGTTGTTGCGGCAATGATTCGTGATGCAATGACTGATCAAAACGTTGATTATTATCGTGTATTTACTTTATATCAGAGAACCAATAGTCCTAGTAGCGCTCCTGCAAAACCTGTAACTGGTGTATGAGAATGAAATACTGCTGCAGAGGTAGATAATATAGCTCTTAAACCAAATGCTTCTTCTGCATGAAGCAATCACCCAGAGAATGCTACTACTTCAACACCTTATCTATGAATGACTTCTGCTACTTATTCTTATTTAACTAAATCAGAAGTTGGAGATTGGGAAACACCAATTTGTTTAACCGGAGAACCTGGAAATGATGGTTCTGATGGAAATGGAGTTGAATTTATTTATACATTAGTAGATTCACTTGCTGAATTTAATGCTTTAACTACACCAATTGCTCCAGGGTCTGGTCCAGATTCTTATCCAGATCCATGACAAGATCATCCAGAAGGTGTTAGTGAAGAACATCCAATTGAAGCAGCTTCTGTAAGAAAATACAATGGACTTACAGAACAGTGAGAGGCTTACTGTGAACCTTTTATTTGGTCAAAGTGAGGAGAAGATGGTGTTGATGGAGATGGCGTTGAGTATATATTTCATGTTGATGCTAGTGATACATTATCAAATAATCTAATTCCTGCACAGACATTAGAAGATATTTATTATACGACTAACAATCAAATAGATTACTCTAGACCAAAACCTGGTTATGAGAATTATGATACTTCTGATTGAGTTCCAAATGGACAAAATGGACGTCCTGATCAAAACTGGTCTGATAATCCATCTGATGTTGATGAACAACAACCATACGAATGGGTTTCTATAAGAAAATATAATGGACAAACTGGGCATTGAGGTCCTTTCTCTGAGCCTAAAATTTGAGGTTTGTGAGGACAAAAGACCGTCATTCAACAAGAAGTTGTAAGTGGAACTACTGTTTATAAATCTTATAATTGTTATGCTTTTACGAGAACTAATCTTGATATTAGTGGATATCGTGTTACTGGTGGACAAGCATATGATAATCCATTAAATGGAATTGTAACCAAAAATGGAAACACTACTGTTCAAATGACGTGATCCGATGGAATTCCTAATGGTACAGAACAATTATGATCGATTCAAGCGTTAATTGGAGACGAGTCTCAATCATCTGATGCAGCATGATCTAGTCCAGCTAGAGTAGGAGATAGACCTGGATTCCAAGTTGAATTTGCTGCATCTGATGCTAATACTAATGCCGTATATAATAAAACAAAAACACTTCCGTCTTTAAATAATTATCTTGCAGATACGCCAGAGGGTGTAGATGAAGTTGCTTGAAGAAATGCTACATCTACTGCAAATTGTGGTTCATGATCAGATACATCTGATGAGAATACTGTTTATATGGCCGAATCTAGAATTGTTGCTGGATCTTGAACACCTTGAAACGTTATAAAAATTAAAGGTGAAACAGGTAAACAAGGACCTACTGGTCCTCAAGGTCGTGATGGTTCTGATGGAGCTGATGGTACAGATATAGAATTTGTATATTATCGTACCGCAAATGAAAATCAGAGGCCTGGAATGTCTGAAACAGAAGGTTCTTATGATGGAACAACTGCTTCAAGTGAAGATCCTTATTTAGATGATTTCTTACCAAAAACCACTGCTAATGGATTTACGTTACAAGATGGTACATATTGGCATGATCACCCAAGTGGAGTTAATGAAAATTTAACTTGTGAGTGGGTTGGAGTTAGACACAGTTCTTATCAGAATGGAAATAAAATTTGAAATGCCTTTAATATTGCATTATGATCTAAGTATGGTGCAAACGGTCGTGATGGTGATGGAATTGAATATGTATTCTGGGGTCTAAATGAAGCTGATGTACAAGCATTAACTAGTACTTGGCCTACACAACAAACTAG